TCTCGTGGATCTTTTCAATATTTTGATAGGGCGCGTATTAAGGTTGTTGGTGGAAATACGCTATTTAGGGAAACTAAACTAAGTGTCTTTGCTGCGATGGATGTGGCGTGGACTGATAGTAACAGCTCTGATTATACCGCTATTGCTGTTATCGGTATTGACGCTGATAATAATATATACGTTTTGGATCTTGTTCAGTTTAAGTCAGTTAACTTTGCCGAGTATTACCAAGAAGTAATCTCCCTCCACTACAAGTGGGGATTTAAGAAAGTCCGAGTGGAGACTAACGCAGGCGGTCAGTTTGTAGCTCAAGAGCTAGAGCGCCTTATCCGATCAAACGGAAACATACTCGCAGTTGAAGGCAAGTCTACTCAAAAGGCAGCTGGTAACAAACGTGAAAGAAAAGCAGCAACACTTGAATGGCGTTACTCTGACAAGAAAGTTTGGCATTATCGAGGCGGCCTTACTTCCGAGTTGGAAGAGCAGATTATTCTTGATCGTCCTAGGCACGACGATATTGTCGATGCCCTTGTGGCTGCTATAGAGATTTCTAAGCCGCCCGGTAAAAGAACGCACAACGTAACTTCAATTAACGAAACAAATTTGTACTATGATCGTCGGTTTGGCGGTCGCAGGGGTAGAGTAGCATGAGTCTAGGCGGAAACGGTATTGATCTAAATGTAGTCTTTGGCGACCAGCCAACACTCGGTCGTGAGGTTAATCGCCTCTGGATAGAGTGGGGCTCTGCGCGTAATACTATCTTAGACCGCTGGTCTGAGCTAGAGCGTTACGTGTTCGCTACCTCTACTAAAGATACTACTAATGAAACAGTAACAGATTGGTCTAATACGACTCATCGTCCTAAGATGGCTAACCTGTATGATACCCTTACTATCAACTATGATATGACGCTCTTCCCCAATGATGATTGGCTGAAGTGGCATGGTGGTGATGCGGCTGCAGTTTCTAAACAGCAGCGGACTATCGTCGAAGCTTACATGAAGACTAAGCATGGCATCAGAGCTTCTGGGTTTAGGAACACTATTCGTAAGTTAGAGGGTGACTGGACAAACAAGGGTAATGCCTTTGCTTCAGTTGATTACGTCAGAGAGTTCTCAACTAACAAAGAAGGATTCAAAGAAGCCTCCTATATTGGTCCTAAAATTTCTCGCATTGACCCACGAGACATCGTATTTAACCCCCTAGCAGATGACTTCGGTAAGGCTCCTAAGATCATACGAAGCTTATATACTATAGCTGAGATACATCGGATCATCGAGCAGTATCCAGATATGCAGCACTTCAAAGCTATCTTAGATATCGCAACACAGAACCGTGCATTGCTACAGCAGTTCAACAAAGGTGATATCGACAAAGATGTCATGTTGCAGTTTGATGGATTCGGTACATCGAGTGAGTATTTCACTTCAGGTCTAGTAGAAGTCCTTGACTTCTATGGCGATATGTGGGTTCAAGAGAGTCCAGGTGATGCTGCTGGTATAATGAAGTCTAATGCTGTTATCACAGTAGTAGACCGATACCAAGTAGTACGAGACGAGCCGGTAGATACCTGGAACGGTCGTCCTCACATCTATCATGTGGGTTGGCGGGTACGTCCTGGTAATCTGTGGGCACAAGGCCCGCTAGATAACCTAGTTGGTATGCAATATAGAATTAATCACTTAGAGAATGCACGAGCAGATGCGTTCGATCAGATGATCGACCCTGACATGGTGTTCTCTGGAGATGTAGAAGAGATTCAGCAAGTTGGTGGTGCTAAGCATTATTATATTGCTGAGAACGGCAGTATCACACCGCTTCGCCCAGACACAACGGTACTAGCAGCAGACTTACAGATACGAGAGTTGACAGACTCTATGGAAATGTACGCCCTAGCTCCGAGAGAAGCTTTGGGCATTCGTTCACCAGGAGAGAAGACAGCGTTTGAAGTTAGTGAACTTTCTAATGCAGCTGGACGATCATTCCAGCACAAGGTATATGTGTTCCAAGAATTCTTAGAGGATCTAGTCAACGCTGAGCTAGAGGTTTCAGTACGAAACATGGACGGCGTGGACGTAGTGGAGATAACGGATGACGACTTTGGAGCAGTCGAGTTTAAGAAAATTACAAAGCGAGATATCACGTCTAACGGTAGACTTGTCCCCATCGGAGCTAGACACTTTGCTCGTAGTGCTCAGCTTGTACAAAATCTCGCACAGTTGCAAGCTGGACCGTTGGCAGATCCTGAGATTGCTCAGCACTTCAGCTCTATTGGACTTGCCGGAATGTATCAAGAGCTTATGGATGTCACAGGCGGAGGCGATCTCGTCCAACCGTTCATCCGAATCTCTGAGCGATTAGAAGCACAGCGGCGGATGCAATCCGCTCAAGATCAAGCAATGCAAGAGTCTGCTACTAACCCAGCAGAAGCAGGAGTGCAGAATGGCGGAGACGCAGGAAGTCCTCAGCTCTAAAAAGCTATCAGTAAGCCCACGGCTGCTGAAAGGACTGGATGAGGTGCAGGAGAAGGAGTTTACGGAATCTTATAAAAGAGCCCGTAGAGTATTAATTAAAATAAATGATTACGCACGAAAAGAGGCTGATGCCAAACTAGCTAACATCGAATCGCCGAAAGCATTCGAGATAGCTAACTGGAGCCACTACGTAGCTTGGAACTCAGGTTATAGACAAGCGATGCGTATCATGCAAGACCTGACAAGGTACGAAAGAAAATGACCGATCAATTCGGCGCGGTTGACGACAACAACCAAAGCAACACAGATACAACCTTTGGTAACGAAGGTCCATCAGACAAGGGTGGCACTAAGGATCAGGTTGTCACATCCCCTGATGTCGAGGCATTACGGAGACGAGACGAACATGCACAACTGCATATAGTCCGACTGGAAAGTGAGAACAAAGAGTTGAGGGACACTAATTCCGCACTCCAAAGTAAACTCGCAAATGCAAAGACTGTTGAAGATGTGATTTCTAGGATGAATAGTCCTAAGTCTGACGCTACTCCGGTAGATCCAGACAAACTAGCCGATGCTGTAGAAGCTAGGCTTTCAGCGAAGGATGTAAAGAAGCAACAAGAAACCAATTGGGAAACTGTCTTCAATAAATTGACAGAAACCTTTGGAGAGTGGAGCAAGGCTAATACCGAGGTCCAGGCGAAAGCTGCGGAACTGGGTATGAGCAATGAAGACGCTACCACTCTCGCAAAAAGGAGTCCATCTGCTTTCTACGAGCTGTTCCTTCCTAAGTCTAGTACTAACAACACTGCGGGTTCGCCCCGTTCGGTTGGTGCAGGACAACAAGCTACCTCCACCCATACGGGTGAGGTGCGAAACCAAGCTTACTATAACAAAATGCGTAAAGAACAAGGAAACAAGTTCTGGTCTGTAGAAGTACAGGCGCAAATGCGACGTGACCTTGGATTCGCTAAATAACAACCCTTTTGATTTAATATAGAGAATATACATGGCTACTGCTATGGACAGCGTGTGGGGTAGTACCCACCTTCAACGCGGCGAAGTATTCTCGAATGTAATCAAGGAAATGTTCATGGACCAAACCTTTGCTGCGGCAATGGTTCGGCAGATTTCTGACTTCGGCGATGGCAAGAACTATAAAATCTCGTCCATCGGTGAACTGGCAATTGACCAAATGTCTGAAAGCGTCGCTCTCCCCGAGCGTCGTCCTGACACTGGTCAGTTCGTGTTCAACATCAACGAATTCGTTGGTACCAAAGTTCCGTTCACGGACGTATTCCTTGAGGATGACTTCCTTGCGTCGGCTGCAGTGGCAACACTCCCGCGTAAGATGAAGCGTGCATTCGATGAATATTATGAGTCGCAAGTCCTGAAGCTGCACCGTGTGCAAACTACGAACAACGGTAACGTTATCAATACGGCTCGCCATCGCTACACAGCGAATGGTGCTGCCCGTCAGATCACGTTGCAAGACATCGCTTATGCACGTTTTGCTCTTCAGAAAGCTAAGGCTCCTCTACAAGGCCTCATCGGTATTGTAGACCCTAGCTTCGAATTTAACACCAACATCACCGCGACTATCGTCGATATCTCAAACAACGCACGTTGGGAAGGTATTGTCGAAACTGGTATCGGTGCAGGTGATTCGATCCGGTTCCTTCGAAACATCTACGGCTTTGACATTTACGTATCCGATTATTTGGATGCGGAAACTGCAATTGAAGCCGCTCTTACTGACTATCAAGGTAACACTACCGCGACAGTCGTAGGCGACAAAGTGAACCAATTCATGTGTTGTGCTGACGATGAATGTAGACCGTACATTGGCGCCTGGCGTCGTAGCCCGAAGATTACTTCGTGGCGCGATGAAGACGTTGAAACGGAATACCATCAACTGTCGGCTCGATTCGGTCTTAACCTGTATCGCCCGGAATCGTTGGTCTCCATCGTTTCCTCGACGACACTTAACTAATAAGGAGCTTATAGAATGGCACGCGCAAGTACTGCTACTCTGGATGGCGTCGTTGTTGGTTACGGCGTCCGAGATACTATCACTGTGGAACAAACGAACATTCATACGAAGGGCCGCATCCGCGAAGCCGTCGTTGAAATCGACTTCCGCAACATCACCAGCTTAGCTGGTGGTACTGCTGCTACCAAAAAGGATTTCGGTATCCCGGTTGGTTCGCAGATTATCAGCTCGCAGCTGTCTGTCATCACTGGTTTCAACACTCTGACTTCTATCGTAATTGGTACGAAGCAGTTGGCTGGTACGGCGATTTCGGCTTCGGGTCTCCACGCGGCAACCCTCCTGGCAGCGATCAACACCGCTGGCATGACGGAAGAAGGCGCTGGTGCTCTGGTTGGCGGCGTTGCATCGACGCTGGTTCAGTACGTCTCAGTAGACGTTACTGGATCAGCGGCGACTGTTGGTCATGCTGTTCTGACGGTTCGTTACTACGAGCCGGTGGCATCGCAGATCCCGCCTGCTGTCCTTGTTGGTGTTCAATAAGGATTGGTCTCGTTCGGGGGCTTCGGCCCCCGGACACTTTTAACACGGAATAATAAATGGCAGCTTTACAACACGATACCCTTGCACACTCGCAGGTTCACGAACCTAAGCATATTACGCTAAACAATACGAGCGCTACGGGTAAAGTAATCACTAATTCCAGTTCAGTAACTGGTACATCAGAGTATCGCAAGCTTAAGCTATCTGAGATAGACCAGGTAAACGAATACGTTACTATCTGGCAATCTAGTGCTACAAGTACAGCTGAACTGATGTGGCCCTGCCCTTACGTAGGGACTATTATCAATTGGCGCGTAATACAAGAGAAGGCCTTAACGACCGCTCAGAATATTTACGAGCTTAGAATTAACGGAGTACAAGTTACGGGCACCCCTGTTACTGTGTTACTTGCTGGTGTAGCAGGAGATCAATATACCGCTACAGCATCTGCAGCTAATACATTTACTACGGGTCAACGTATTGGTGTTAAACCCACGACAGTAGGTAACACTGATGCAACCGCAACAATCCGGTTTGTTATCCAACTACAGAGGTCATAATGGCAGCTGGCACTCTCACTCTGCTTCAGGTAGTCCAGAAAACTCTGGAGGCTCTAGGATCTGATGACGTAAACTCTATCTCTGATACAGTTGAGGCTACGCAAATAGCACAACTAGCTCAAGATGCTTTCTATGAGATACTGAACCAGAAAGAGTGGCCCTTCCTTTGGAAGCTGCGTCAATTAGAACCTCTGGCTGACTCCTTACACCCTAACTACCTTAGACTGCCCACCAGCGTCATCAGGGTCGAACAGCTCAAGTATGACTGTACCGATCCTAACGACAGTACAGCTGGTGAGTTCATGAGGTTTGTGGATGTAACGTGGACAGACCCACAATCCTTTCTTGATGAGGTCCAACGACGAAATACGATGGACACAACTATCGAAGTCATAGAAGACTTCAATGGTGTCAAGCTCCCGATATACATAGAAAGTAATCCATCAAGTTGGACTACCTTCGATGATGAGTACGTTGTGTTCGATGCGTACCGGAGTGATATCGAATCGACTCTGCAAGCTAACAGATCCCAAGCCATGTGCTTGGAGTATCCAGACTTCTCACTAGACGATGACTTCGTGCCTGCATGGCCGAACCATATGTTCCAAGTGTGGCTTGCTGAAGTGAAGTCAACAGCATTTATTTATTTGAGGCAGGAGGCATCGCCTAAAGACGAGCAACGCGCACATCGCGGGTTAGCAGTCTTGCGACGCTCCGCATCTAGGACAAACGAAGATGACGGAAAAGTTAGATTTGGACGACGAGTTTGATAGCTCGTTATTCACATGGAATGATGATGAGGTTGAGACCAATGTCTCGACTGCAGAAGATGATGGCGAATTTGTAAGAAGCATAACTGGTCAATCATATGAGACGACTGACTATCAAGGCCCGACGCCTACGCGCGAATCTGATGAGAAGTCGGACAGCCAATCAACGCTTCAACAGATCCACGATAAGTATAATCAGCCCCGCGTAACTAGCGGTGGAAAAAAGATACGAGTTGTAAAAGATGAGTGGGGTACCTTCTGGCATGTAGAGTTCATGTCTGGCGGACAACTCCCAGCAGAACTCAGTGGTAGCTTTACCACTCCAGAAGCAGCAGACTTAGCAGTTACACTGTACCTAGCTAGACAGGAATAAGCATGGCCGTAGCAGAACAAAGTAAGAGTTACGTTACCTTCACTGGCGGACTTAACACCGAAGCAACTGCGCTAAACTTCCCAGAGAATGCAGCGCAAGAGCTTGATAACTTCGACCTAGTAAGGACCGGAGAGATTCGGCGTCGCCTCGGTTTAGACTTTGAAACTGCTTACGTGGTACAACCTGAGTCTATCTCAGCCGCGTATATGGAACGAGCAGCCCTCTCAAATTCAGAGTGGAGAGCTGTCAATGGTAAAGGAGATATAAACTTTCTTGTTATACAAGTAGGTATGCTTCTCTACTTCCACGACTTGGGAGCAGAACCCACCAGCGCTACTCTACGCGGCACGGTAAACTTGACTGCATTCAAAACAGAATCTGATGCCGATTATAAAGTTATAGACACCTCCTACGGGCAAGGTGTCTTCATTGCTTGTAACCCCGGTATGGACTCTGTATACATAGAGTTTAATGAGACGACTGAAGTCTTTACAGCTACTCGTATTGATATCAAAGTAAGAGACTTTGACGGTGTAGACGACGGGTTAGAGACGGATGAACGTCCTATAACTTTAACTCCGTCACACGAGTACAACCTGAGGAATCAGGGCTGGCCTCTTGTTACTACCTGCGCCCTTTCTAGGGGCGGTTCAGATGGGGTAGTCATAAGTGATCCTCTTCTAACTACGTACAATCTCCTCTACTACTACCCGAACAATGCAGATATGTTCTGGGCAGCAAAAGCAGTAGCTGCTAAAGCTGGTAAAGAAGAAGTGATTGGTTCCTATTCAGCATTTCAGCTGGTAGATGTAGCTACAGGCAACACACCTGCTCCTAAAGGACATTTTATCTATGATTTGTTCAATCAAGACAAGGCCGCAGCATCCGGGCTCCCGCTCCCTAGCACAGCGACTAAGACAACTAGTACTAGACCATCGACTACTGCTTTCTATGCAGGCAGGGTATGGTATGCTGGTGTAAGGGACAGAGACTATACTGGTAACGTAATGTTTAGCCAGTTAATAACAGACATCGCTCGAATTGGTAAGTGTTACCAAGATCAAGATCCTACATCAGAAGATTTGAACAATCTTCTCGCTACTGACGGCGGCCTGATACACATAGCCGATATGGGTGAAGTATACCGCATGATTACTATGGGGCAAGATCTAGTTATCATAGCAGCTAATGGTGCTTGGGCTGTTACTGGCTCTCTAGGTGGTAATTTTAAGGCAGACGACTTCGCGGTAAGGAAGCTTACTGATAACGGGGCTGTCTCTAGAGACTCCATACTACTGGCCGAGAACACCATATTCTGGTGGTCGTTAGGCGGGATCTGGATGATGAACACGGGCCAGATCAATGATAAATTTAGTATAGAGAGAGTTACTAAAGACACTATTCAAACTTTCTATGAAGAAGAGATAGGACAAGGGGCTAAGGTATTCTCGCGCGGATTCTATGATGAGTTCAGTAAGCGAGTTATTTGGATGTACAACGATAGTAATTCGTATGACTCAATAAACTTTAGGTTTAAGTACAACAGGGTCTTGCTACTCGATATGACCCTCCCTGCTTTCTATACGTACACTATTAGCGATCTTGGTACTAACTCGCCGTTCATCGCTGCCATCTCTAAGAAGCTGCCAGGAAATGCGGCTGTAGCGGTATACGATGTAGTGCTAGGAATAGATACGGTAGAGCTAGGCGGCGATACTATAGTACAGGATCTATCCTATACTCAGTTCGCTAATAACAAGATCAAACTCCTGACTTTCGTAGAAAATGAAGACACTACATACAGCTATACCTTCTCAGAGTTCAACAGCCTTTCCTTTAAGGACTGGAGTACCTGGGATCTCTACAAACACGGCGCAGGATTCAACGGAGCTAATTATGCTTCCGTCATACAGACAGGCTGGCAAGACTACCAGGCACCGCTTAATAAGAAGCACATTACCCACGTAACCTCGTTCTTTAAGAGAACTGAGACAGGGTATACTTTAGACGGTGACGGTAACATAGTATTCCAGAATCCGTCTGGTTCGCAGGTGCAAGTTAGGTGGGAGTGGACAGACTTCGACAATGACAGGTGGACTACAGCTACAGAAGCTTATAAGTTAAATCAGTTCTACATACCTGAAGATGAACTCGACCCTTTCGACTACGGCTTTACGATTATCAAATCCAAGCTTAGGATGAGGGGCTACGGCCACGCTTTTAGCATTAGGTACACATCCACTACCGGGAATGATATGCGCTTAGTAGGTTTTTCAGTTAACATACGGGCGGGAGCTAAGTTGTGATAGTGTTTGGTATAGAGAGTATCTTAACAATACCAGAGATTGTTGACAACCTAGCAGAAGTTAACCACGAAGAGTCGGGACATATTTTGCCGCTTAACGTGGACATAGCTGCGTATCCAGAAAGCATAACTAAAGTCTTTACGCTACGGGATGATAATGTACTAGTAGGATATTCTATATTCCTGGTAGTGCCACACCCACACCACAAAGGTAAGGTGTTTGCCATCAACGATGTAGTCTATGTTAAGCCTGAATACAGAGCAGAAAGTAAGAAGTTCTTTGATTCTGTAGAACAAAACCTATCGGCAGATGTAATCCAGTACGCTATGAATTACAACAAGCCACATGATAACCTAATGAAATCAATGGGGTACTTTCCCCTTGAGATTGTTTACCACAAGGTAGTAACACAAAATGGCTGAAGGTACAGCAGCATATCTTGCAATCGCCTCCGCAGCAATCGGTACGACTATAAGCGTTGTCCAACAGAACAAAGCGCAGCAAGCTAAGAAAGATGCAGATCAAACAGCTCAAGCTCAAGCCGAACTTGAGAACCAGCGCAGCATCCGGCAGTCAATCGCAGCAGCTAGGCTACAGCAAGCACAGCTTCTGGCTTCAGGACAAGCGGCTACTGGTGGTGTAGACTCGTCTGGTATACAAGGCGGGCTCGCCGCTGCACAAACTCAGCAAGCGTCTAATATCGGGTTTGCTCGTCAAACATTGGCAGCTGCTTCCGGTATAAATAACGCTACCAATGACTTTAACAGGTATACTTCTAACGCAGCCACTGCTGGTGCTTTAGCAGCTTTATCAGGTCAGTTTGGACACGACGTTAAGTCATCTTTCCAAACCCTCTTTCAACAACCTAAGGAGGTTAAGTCACCTTTCCAACCCCTCTCTCAACAACCTAAGAAGGTGCCTTAATGGCTATGTTGCAGGGACAAGAAGCGCAGCCAAAGATGTTCAATTCGGCGGGCACGGCTAACCCTCTGCCTAAATCTGAGCATGATGTAATTCTTAATCCAGCTCCAAACCACAATGTAATCCTGAAACCAGGCCCTGTCATTAACGACGAAGAGGATGATGTCAGGTTCAAGAAGTTACTACAAGCTTCTGTAATCAAAGCAGCTAACGACGGTAGTTCTATCCACGAGAACTACAATGAGTTTATGAATACTAATATACCAGGACAAGTAGCCCTGGTACAGCAGTCTGAAAAATGGAACACTGATATAAACAGAGCCATGTATGATATGGCAGAGCAGAACTTTCAGGATATTGCTAACCCTGAAGAGTATCTCAAACAGTTAGCTGCTCAGGCCCAGACTCAAAAAGCAATAGCGGCTAGAGATTCTGTAGGTCAGCGGACATATACTGAAGTATCAGGTGGTCCAATAGACACACAAGCTGATGTGTTTGCTAGATTGCAAATGATCGACATAGCTGAAGGTATTCTCGAAAGCTCTAGCTTCTTAGAGAAGGCTACTGACTTTGCTACTAGTTTTATACCGGGTAAACTGTCTATAGACAACTGGCAAGCTATGGGCTTCCATGCTAACCCTTATACTAGTGCTAAAGAGTACCGAGCACTAGCCTCTAAGATCCAGAGCCTGCCTCCAGACGAGGCGATAGCACAGTTCAAACTCTATAAAGAAGAGTGGTTAGATTCGCTGCCCCCTCAGAGGACGGCTTCTCTCTTGCTTGGGCTAGTAGACCCAGCGCAGACAGAGGCAGCAGCTGACGAGCTGGGCTTCTGGGGTGCTATTAACAATGTAGCAGATATAACTGTTCTTTATTCAGCTATAGCTAGACTCCGTTCTTTGAACGCTCCTATAGCAGCCATCTCTAAATTGGGTAATAAGGCAAAAGCTGCTGAGATCAACATAGGTGTGATGGAGGGTGAGTACCAAGAAGGGCGTGCAGCCCAGACTACTCGTCTGTTAGCTAATACTAACGCCACTCCGTTCTTAACTTCAGAAGTACTACCTGGCGTAGTAGAAGATATCTCTCCTGCTCTACATG